GCCGTGGCGCGGCGGCATGAATATCATCAGCCGCTTGGTCTTTCCCTCCATGATGCTTTCCAGCTTCTCACACACGAGGTCAAGGTGTCTGGCTCTTTTCCACCTGCCCATGTGGACGTACTGGACATAATCGGCGTAGTGCCGTTTCGCCAGCGCAATCCGGGCATTGGAGCCGAGGTACTTGCGCTTGGCAGGCGAAACATTATTCTGCGTCGCCATCAAGGCCCTCGTCCATTTGAGCCAGACGGCGGAGTTCATCATCCGTCAGGTTATCGAACGGGGATGTCTGAACAGCTCCGTCAAGCGTAACCTTCTGGGTCTGGGAGAACTCATCCCGGCATCGGTTGTTGAGCCAGTACATCTGCGCCATCGTATCGGGGACGGCTTTCTTGGTGAGCGTTCGGACCCGCACCGGCTTCTGTTCGCCCGTCCGGGGGTCTACGTCGATGGTGCTTTCCTTTTCCTGATACTCGAAGCCTACGGCACGTTCATACAGCGACCGCTTCACCTTTGCATCGGCGACTTCCTTCCCGTGCTGGCAGGCTTCATTGAACGACGGGTACGTCTGCCGCCAGCGAATGATGGTCCTACGCGAAACATGGAAGGCATCAGCAATGTCCTGATCTGTTGCGCCCTTGATAGCAAGCGACCATGCCCAGTCATCGTGGTACGCCGGATTGTACTTTAGAGGCGTAGGCATTTGCTATCACCTACTTCCCTGCCAGATAATCCGCAGCCCAGTATTCAAGGGCCTGCCACTTGTTCTTCGGGCCGATCTCGCCCTCCTTGACCATCTTGTCGAGCGCCTGCGTGATGGTATCAGCAGCCTCTTTGGGGATGGCCGGAGAGCCGAACAGGTTAGGCAACTGCACCCATTCCTGACTCTCGTCAAAGTGCAGGTCATCGAACAGGGATTCGGTGGCCTTAATCATGGCATGGATGGCAGCGCCGGTGTTCTTGACATTGGCAAACTGCTGATATTTCGTGATGGTTTCGATGAACTCCTCGTGCTGGTCAATATCGGCAACGCCCAGCATATCGGGACTGAGAGAACCCAGAACCTTCACAAGCTGGTCCAAATCGCGGAGCTGGTGCGGCAGGAAGGTGAACGTGACGTTCTTCCAGTCAAACTCCACCTTCGGGGACAGCAGCTTCTCAAGCTCGGCCATAGGCTCGCCGATGATGTCCTTGCCAATGTAGCTTTCCAGCATATCGTCCACATCGTCGATCATCTTGGCGATTTCCTTCAGGGTGGACTGGTCATCAAAGCCGCTGATGGCGTTGTGCGCCAACTGCTTTGCGGCCACCTGAGAGCGCCGCAGGCCGGTGGTGTCCAGAATGACAAAAAGCTCCGTCAGCACACCGCTGTCCTTTGCAGAACGGATGCGGTGGTGGCCGGAGATAATCTCGATTTTGCCGTCGATGAGTGCGCAGAACGGGAGGCTTTCAAGCTGGCCCCGCTTTTTGATGTTGTCGGTAAGCTGCTTCTGCATCTCGGTCTTCATAATGCGAGCGTTGATGTCCTGCTCGCGGAAGTCGGTCAGCTTTACTTTGGCAATGACCAGACCGGAACCCATGTCGGCGACCGTTTCATACTTTACGGCTGCGCTGCTGACTTGGTTTTCTCGCGCTGTTTCTGCCATCGTTCTTCCCTCCCTAACCATTCATTCAATGCCTGTTTGGCGTTTCTATCGTACAAGGGCGACTCGTATGTGAGCCGGTAGCCCATCTTCTTATCCGGGACTTTCTTGGTCAACTCCATCAGCCCCCGCATTTCCTTGGCCTCCGGGTATTTGGTCATCTGCACCGTCTTGAGGGACTTGGCCTTTTCCTTCTCCAAATCCGTGCAGATATTCATAATCAGCGGCCTGTTCTGTGCAAGCATGGTCAGAAGCCGCCCCAGCCGGTAGGTCTTATGGGGAACGGTCATGCCGTACATGAGGAACACAGCATCGGAAACCTGCGTACCGAAGGCACCCATCGTGAGCGCTGACTTATCCAGCCCGAACACGCCAGCCAGTTTGCCGTCGATGAGAACGGCCATGTTGATAGGCGCAGACGAACCGACAAAGTTGTGCGTCCAGAGCTTTCTGTAATACTGGGCGGCGGTGCGCTCGATCTGGGTAATCTGAATCTTGCTCTTGCGGGTGATTTCATAATCACGCGGCAGGATGCTGCAATCCAGCGGCTCCAGCTTGCCCTCGTTCGGACGGGTAATCATTTTACCCTCGGCAAGCATGGTCGCCTCATCCGGGCGGTTGGTAGTCAGGTACACGTTGATGCCGTCACGCACACCATATCGAGCAAAGATAGGATGCCCGGCAGTGAGGCCCGGGGCGTTCTCCTCGTAGCACATCAGAAGGCACTTGGCATCGTTCATCTTGTCGTACAGATCGTTCAGCCCGGTCTTGGGGTCGAAGATGCCGTACTCAGGTTCTTTCCACGTCATACGCCCGCCGGTGTCATACCACTTCTCGAATCCAGCGGCATAGGTGGGCGGATTGGCAACCACAAGGCAGTGGGGGTCATCATAGCACGTTTCAAGGTGCTTCCACATATCCAGCGGTCGGTAGCTCATCCCATGCAAGGACTGCTTTGCCCTGTCGAGCTGTGCGCGGATTTCCGCCAGATGCTCCTCCTTGCGGTATTCCAGATCGCGCATGATGCCGTAGAAGTATTCCTTCCCGGCGTTCTTCACAGTCCGCAGGTACAACTGCGCATAGAGCGCAACCGCAGGGTCAAGCAGCTCCTCATTCGTGAAGCCGTCCGCTCTGATTTCCAGCTCCTCAAGGGACTGGCCCGTGATGGCATATCCCATGATGGAGGTGAACATCGAAACGTCGCTGGCCTCGATCTCGCTGGGCTTGTACCCACACTGCGCCGCGATGTGCGACATGGCGAAAGCGCCGGCGCACGGCTCAACGAACCGGGTGTACCCCTGCTTGCGGGCGTTTTCAATCAGCGGCTTCAGGAACTTCTGCTCCTGAGCAACCAGAGTTCCGAGGAAGAACGCTCCGGGGTTCTGGAACTTTGCCATTCATATCACCGACCTTTCTTTCAAAATTGCCCCTCTGGTTTCGACTGGAGCAGTTGCTTTCCAGAGGGTGGGTTGTTTCCAAAGACGTGAACGTCTGGAAAGCCCTTGTTCGTAGGCATAAAAAATGGGAGCCATGCTGTTTCCAACATGACTCCCTATGGTTGGTCCGCCGAGCAGGGATTGAACCGTGCGACCCCCTGATTAAGAGTCAGGTGCTCTACTTTCTGAGCTATCGGCGGGTATTACCACATTTTCATCTGGACTGCATCAGGCTCAACCGCTTTCTGCGGTTCAGGCTGTTTCGCCCACTTGTTTGGTGACGGGTCAGGCAGCTCCTCAATCATTTCTCCTGTTCTCTGGAGCCACCATTCTGCGAACACCAGTCTATGACACCACTCTCCGGGCTTTCGGACATCTTCGTAGCAACAAAGCACCACGGGCTTGCCCATGTCCTCATAA